AGCAAAGTATTCTTTTACTTGACGCTGAAGTGCTTCGTTCTCATTGTCCAATTCTGTGCGTAAGATAGTAACCATTGTCTTATACGTTGGATGAACCTTGTATTTCTCACGATATTTGATAATTTTAGACACAAATGTCTGTAAATAAGATAATTCAAAGAAGTTGATGTCCAAAACCTCTGTAATTTGATCACAGTAGTTTCTATCTTCCAACATTAATTGAACCATCGATTCTTGAAAATGTTTTCCAAATCTGGAAAAATCCTCTGGTGCTTTTCTCATATTCATTAACCCTCCTTGTTTGTTCTATACGATTGTGTTGTGTGTTTTATTCAGAAATTATTCTTCTCATTGTTTGTTCCATTACATCCCAACTTAAAGACATAAAGCCGTCTTCCGACAACATTAGCTTAAATCCTGTAAGATTGAAATGTTTATCTCTGCTTGTCAAACAATTGTTTATTATCTGCCTACGTTGATATGAAACAGATGGTTGATATAATTGCATAATTCTATAATTCTCGTGAACTATCTCTTTATGCTCTAATATCGATTGCAAGTACTTGCTCTTCTTCTCTTGTAGAAGATTATTGGTAGCATTAAATAGATCTTGTGCACTGTATTCTTCGTCTCTAGATAAGAAAGGAAAGAATTTTGCAACTCGTCCAAATCCAATTCCGGGAACACCGGGCAAGTTATCAGATGCGTCCCCAACCAAGGCTCTTGCGAGTGCCATGTTCTTTGGGTGAATCTTCAAATCTTCCAAGATGCGATTTGTATTCAAGATTTCCCAAGGCTTTTTTGCAGGGCGCATCAAGATTGTTTTGTCATTGCACAATTGCATAAAGTCTTTGTCGTTTGACATAATAATCTTCTGATCTTCTGCGACTCCATCTGACTGTACAATTGCAGATATCACATCATCAGCCTCTACATCTTCAAACATAAATTGACAGATCGGCAGATGATCAAGATATTCTAAAAGTCTTGCTTGCTGCCATACTTTGTTGTCTTTCTCTTCTTGCAGAGAAAAGTCGTATCCCATATCTTTTGGAAGATGGACAACCTTTCTACCTGCTTTGTAATTGGCGTTAATTTGACGTCTCTTTCTAGAGCCACCACCGCCGTCCCAGACGATTACAACATCATCAGGGTTAGTTAGCCTTATGGACTTCTGTAGGCTCTTTAAAAAGCCAATACAGCCGCCTGCAGGGTTTCCTTGAATGCTAATGCTTGGATCCCTTGCGTAGCACCTAAAAAACATATTAAGTGCGTCAATAATTAAAATTTTTCTCATAATCCCTCCGTATATATTATACGTTTGAGAGGGATTATTTATTCATTAATTATCAGTAAATATTATATCCAAAAGCGAATTTCGGGTAATCGATTGCTATTGCTCCTGTAGGATACACAGTCACAAGTTTACTTTGCATCGCCATATCAAACAACTTATCACACACAGGATCCATATCGCTATCAAGTTTTGCTAGTAACTTATATCTAGCAATGCTCAACATAGCTTTTACCATTTTAGGCGTCAATTGACTCTTGTAATGCTCATCTAACAAAGGCTCTAGTTGATCAAAAATATCTGACTTAAGTGAATTGCGAAAGTAATCAATGATTTCTGAATTCTCATCTTTGTATATGGTAACTCCTTCAGGATCATCTTCATCACCATAGAGGTGTCCCAAACTTTCATCTTCTAAGATCTCACGATCTGCTATTCTCTGTAATTTGACGGCAAGTTCATCTGGTTCGAATGTAATACTCCCTTCTTGGCTCAAGAATTGTCGACAAACGTTTACTAATGGATTCAGCACATCAGGATATGATGATAGCAATCCTTCTGCCATTTCAAATTCCTGTTGTTTTATCAACTCAAGCCAGTTATCAAACATTTCCTGCTCTTCTGATTCTTCGTTAAGAACTGATTCTAGTTCTTCTTTGATTACCTTTAGTAGATATGATTTTTTTATTTTCATTTTATTTTATCCTATTTGCTTAACAATCTCTTCTGCTGCGATTGCACTTTCATCCTCTTGGAGAAAAGTATTCTTCATCAAAAAGTCCTTTAGAGATTCTTGATCAAGTACTTTTCCATGAAATTCTGTTGCGATCTTCTTTGCTGCAATACCACTTTGCGATATACCAAGTATAGTATTATCTCTTAAGATATCGGCAATAGACATTGCCATCTGAATGGAAGGTTTTGAAAAATCTGGTGTCTCTCGCTTATCGGATGGGTGACGGGGCTGATTGCCATATCTATATCCTTTTGCTTTTGGAGCATAGCCTTCATCCATTACGGCTTCTAGTTCTTCTTTAACCAATTGCTTGATATAATTTTTTGTAACTTTCATTAGATTAATCTCCTATTTTGTAATAAATAGTCATAAAAAAAACTCCCTACCAAATAAATGATAGGGAGCCACAACACAAACAAACAAAGGAGTCATTTCGTACTACATCTATGTTTCATTATCTTCGTAGTACTGGGATGCCTCACCCAATCTTTTGTCGAACTTCATAATGACTTCTTCATCGATGATGTCCAAAATTACTTTTCTAAATTCTGCATCTTCTCTTGCCATATCTGCGAACTTTGACTTCTGGAATTTCTTCTCATAGCCGTCTTTCTTCAGATTAAACCAAGCCCCACTATTGCTGATATATTCTGAAGGAGCAATAGCATCAAACCAAGATTCTTCATCTTGAATACCTACTTCGTCACCCCATAGGATCTTAAAGTTGCACATACGTCCGTGCGTTCCAAAGCGTGACTTTTCTAGTTTACATTTCACTTCAGAACCAATCCTATAGCCCTTATCATCTGTAACAAAGGATGCCTTTGCTTTCCTCCCTGTAAGCCAAATACGGAGGGAATATGAATAGATTAGTGCTTTTCCACCGGGAGTGAAATAAGGTGTAGTAAGTGCTTCAGCAGGTGATCGAGTAATATTGTCTTTCAACTGATTCAATACCAGCAAAGCGGAGTTGGAGTTAGAGATTGGCTGCAGTAATTTAGCCAAACCTTTCGACAGGATACGTGGCTTTACTGCCATTGTACTCTGAGGATTAAAATCCGATTCTAAGTCTGCAATAGCAGGGGTAAGAGCCAAGGAGTCCCACACAAATAGGTTATTCTCTTCTCCTGATGACAAGATTGTCTCAATAGTTTCAAGAACAAACTCGACATTCTGAGCCTGAATATATACAAAGTCACCATAATCTTCTGACTCTTCTAAAACACAACCACACTTTTCAAGGAAATCAGAACTAATTGCCGACTCGGAATCGAAATAATAAACGTTGTAGCCTTTTTTCTGAGCATTACCAGAGATCTGAGCAGCCATATAAGACTTTCCTGTTCCACTCAGTCCTGCTAATTCCGTAATTCTACCAACAGGAATACCTGCCTTTTGTCCTCTGCAGATAATAGAGTCCAACCAAGTCGAAGAGGTTGAGATCCAATCATATACATCTGTTGGGTTTTCTTCTGTCAGATCGTGTGCTACGTCACCACCTGCCAGTTTATTAATCATTTTCAATTTGTCTTTGAAAGACAGTTTGCCGTTTCCGGACTTAATCTTTGCTTTGCGAGCCATCTTTTCTCCAATGTTTGTAAAATGAGACATCTGTAACCCCATGCCTCCCTGCGGAACGAAAATTAACGGTAACCTACCACTCTTGGAGTAATAAGATGAACGGACAGTTTTTGGAGAGAACTGTCAAACTCTCATTACCTATAGGAGATAATTATGATAACAACTCTTTAAATGCTGCATCCACATCTGATGTCTCTGTGTTGGAATACTGAACTGTTCCAGTTGAGTTATCAGCAGTTGATGAGCCTGCTTCGGCATTCAAGAAATCAGCCAACATAGTTTCGATTTCTTCTGTAGTTTTTGAGTTGAAATTCTCTGTGAATGAAGGCATTGAATCCATAATACGGACAACATCTTCAGAGGTTTCAGCCAAAGCACTAGGACGACGGCGTGGAGTGATTTTAGTTACTGGGAACTGTGCTCCGGGT